TGACGGTAGCAGGCGACATGTAACCCGGCGATGCGGCGTCACCAACAGTGCCCGGATCGTACGGCGAGATAGCGCCGCGAGCCGAAGCGGTGGTGCGACCGAACACGACGTTGGGAGCCACAGCATTGCCACCACCGAACGGCACAGCGTTCTGGTAGAGGGTGTTGCGGGCCTGCGTGTCCATCGACTGGGCCATGTGACGACCGAGGAGACGGGAGGCCGAGGCCATCACGTCGTCGAACGATGCGTTCAGGAGAAGTTCGGTGACCGCAACAGCCTTACCGTGCTCTTTGACGGTGATCTGAATCTGCGAAGCGCTCAGAGCGACCGGCTCCATACGAACACCCTCAGTCAACTCAGAACCAGTCTGGTCGACATCGAGGTTGTTGTAACGCATGAAGTTGATGGTCAGACCGGGCTGAACACCGAGTTCCGTCTTCTTAACAGCGAACTGCTCAAAGCGGAGAACCGGCATTGCTTGGAAAAGGATTTCCTTGCTCCAGATCTGCTGGATTGCGGGGGAAAGAGTCTGATCAGCGTTGTATCCGGTCGTTGAAATCGAACCAAGATCGGCTCCGGTGATCGCTCCACCCTGTGGTGATGGAAGGGCCATATTACTTATCCTCCGTGGGATAGGGGTTGATGTTTACTTGTTAGCGACCTCGCATGGAGGCTGATGCCAAGAGCCGATCCCTGACTTGTGCGTACTGTTCCATCGTCATATTGGCAATATCTGCCGATGTCAACGTCTGCTGCTCCGTCATGTTCTCCAATGGCCCAGATGGGGTTGATCCCGTTGCCGGAACTCCCCGCAGAGGCTGCTGCTGTTGCGGCAACGCCTGCTGGATGTTGTCCATAATAGCAGAAGTTCTTGCCTTGACAGCCGAAATAGTCGTTTCAATATCTTCTTCGGTATTTCCCGAAATAAAGTCGATCAATTCCGGCATAAGTCCGTCTTGCTCTTCTGCGATACGGCGTGACTTGTACGACTCAAGTTCCTGAAAGCGACGCTCCTGCTCCAGCAGAGCCTTTTGGGCTTCCGCCTCACTCTGGAGAGCAGTAAACTTCTCTTCCCACTCCTGCTGAACGGTGTTGATCTGCTGCTGGAATTCGTCTTCCTTTTTCATCAGCAAATCCTTAGCCGACATTTCGGCCTCTTCACGCTGACGACGTTCTTCTGCTTCCTTGGAAGCCAGTTCGTCTGCGAGGCGCTTTTGCTCCTCACGCTCAGTATTGAAGATTTCCACCTGCTCCTGCAACTTGGAGATGCGGTCGTACAACTTGTCCTTTTCCTGACGACGGATTGCCTCTACCTCATCTTCAGAGAACATGCGTGAGTTCTGTGCACGCTGTTCCTGTGCGGGGGCAGGGGCCACTTCCTCGACGGGAGCGGATTGGGTGGGTACGTTGATGGCGATCTCGTCGCCCTGTGTATCTGACATTGTTTCTACCTCAATGGTCGTGCTTATATGGCTTGAATAGAGTACGAATAGTTAGTCGGAATCAGGCACACGTCGCTGAGCCAAGTTGGCTCCGTATGCCCGCTGCACCAGTTGGTTTATAGCATCGCCGGAGGGGTTAATCCCCGGCATTACTCCCGACCCTTCTTCCGAAGAACCGGCAGAAGTTACATCAGAACCACCAGCACTGGTTACTCCATCGCTGGCAGGCTGAGCACCCTCTGGCATAACCATACCAGTGAGCGCCATTACTGATGCGGATATCTGGGCGTTAAGCAGTTCCAACGCACCCTGATCCATAGAATCATCTCTAAGTTCCTCAAAGATCTCTGCCATCTTCTCGTTCGGGAACTCTTCACCAAGTTCGCGCAATGCACCGCGCTTGGATTCCAGACCCATTGCCATCTTGGCTTGCAACTCATTCAACTTGATCAACTGATCGACTGGCAGAGGATCAGGCCAGTGGATAGAAGTGCGGTATGTGTTGGGGTCACGGGGATCTAGTACCTGCAACTGATCAGGCTCTGGGAACGTAGCCTCAGACGGGTTCCACTGCAACGACAACGGTTCATGCACAGCCTGCGTGCGAATAATGAGTTCATTGAGTTGGACGAGGCCCTTACTGAAGTGGGTCCGCTTCATGTGGTAACGGTTCATCATTGGCTGGTACTGGATAGCGAGTGCCACACCAGATGTATTAGAAATCGGCTGAGTACGGCCAAGGGCAGTCTCGGGGACACCTGTGATCTCATGCATTGCCTGCTTGATCAACTGTACGTACTCCATAGCCCCAGACATCTCGCCTCGTGACTCAAGGTTGAAAACGCGAGCATCCTTAGGCAGACCTGCCCAGACCTTCTTAGCACCACGCTCCAACTGAGAAGCCTTTGCTCCGGTGATGATGGTCACAGGGGCGCTGTGGTAGTTGATGATGTCCGATACCTCGGTCATCTTCTCGTTCATCTCACGGTTGAGCGGGATGATGTCCCAGATGTCAGCCTGACCCCAAGGTGACGAAGAAATACTCACGTTAGGAATGTGGATGACCGGCACTTTGCCGATGGGGTTCTCATACTGGTCGATCAACTCATCGTTGATGTATTGCTCTACAGTTTCGTCTGTGAGAATCTCGGTAAAAGTGTACACCTGACGGGTGCCTTCGGGGCTGGTGCCCCAGAACCGATACTTCAACTTAAACCGCAGGATACGGTCACGGTCGTGAGGGTGATACTCAGGGAAGCAGTGAGCCGGGTTCAAAGGAATCAGGCGAGTCTTGCCTTCATGGATAACACCGAGAGTGTCTTGCCATGGTTCCTCGTAAGCAACCTTGACAAAGCAGTCACCGGTAACACCGGCCAACTGACCCATCTCCCATAGAACTTTGTTCTTGTTGTTATCGACTTCCCACACCTTCTGAAGTAGGTGGGGGATAATCGCAGCATTGGCTTCAGGGGTCTTGAACTGAACACCTCGGCCAAACGTAAAGTTAGTGATGTAGTCAGACATCGTACGTACGTAGTTGAGAGCAAGGTGCTGCTCACCCATCTCACGGCGGTGAGACCAATGGTGACCGAGATACCAAGCCCAGCAAGCAGCGTAGCGATTCAGTCGAGGGCCGTGAACCTCAAACTCTTCATCGGCAAGTTCGACCAAGCCAAGGGGAGAGATGGCGACGGTGAGGTCGCTAGAACTAGCCCTATAACTTGGTGACCAAAAATCAACTGGCACTATGTGCTCCTGTCAAACGTACGTACGACCCTAATCGTAGCAGACTGCTACTTCTTCTTAGAAGCCTTCTTTGTGGTCTTCTTAGACTTTGCAGCATTCATGTTGTCGACCAAGTTCGGATAAGGACGACCTGCCTTTTTAGCCGAAGCCTTGGCTTTGGCCTTCTGTGACGGGGTCAACTTCTTATCGGACTTTGTGGGGTCCTTCTTCTCCCATACCTTTTTCTCAGCCATTACCACTTCACCTTGTCTGCCCAGTATGCGGCGCTCATCTTGCCCTTCTTGATATTGGCCCCGTGACGAGCCTTAAACGAAGCACGCTTCTCCTTCATCGCTTTCGACTCGCCTTCCTTAGGCTTGCCTGCGGTCTTAGCGCCCTGCTCACCGAAGCGGATCAACTTGACATTGTCACCATCTTTAGCCAACACTGCGTGCGATTTCGTCGGATGACCGGGGGTCTTCTTGGGCTTGTTGTACCCCTCAAACGTGATACCGCCTCGGGTGTACTTGGATTTCTTTTTATCTGACTCTGCCATGTCTACTCCTATGTTGACTTGTTAGACACTCTATCAACTGCTTTGGATACCCTAGAGTACCCTCCGCAACTCTTACATTGAATGATCTGGTACGTGGCTGTGGGGGTGCGAGCGAAGCCACGCTTTTGGTACTCAGTGTGACCGCACCGTGGGCACCCATCAATATTGCCACCGTAAAGACCTCTGTGTGGATGATTCTTAATCCAAGGAAGAAGTCTGTCGTAAACCTTCTCTGTAAGCACAACGTCCTGCATGTTGTACTTCTTCATAATCTTCCACGCCTGAGGATCGTCACGCATGCAGGCGAGCCACAGGTCGAAGCCGTCGTGCTGGACCTTGCTACCTAGTCCTAACTCAGTAGCAATGTGTTGCAACTTGTTGCTGGTGAAGCGGAACCTCTGTTTGACCACAGTCATTAGGTCAATGTCAACGTACGGCGTGGGGGGCGGATAACCAGCCAGAACAAACTCACGATTGAGATGCTTCATATCAAACGATTTACTGTTGTACCCGACGACGGCATCAGCCTCATCGAGCAACTCCCACGCCTTACGCACCATCTCCTCGTGACC